GTCAAATGATTCTTTGCGTGTGAATCCTGCTTTGAGATATGCCTGAAGTAATCGCTGCGCTTCGACAGCCATCGTCAGCATAGGCGTTAAGGGTTCCGACATGAGAACGAAATCTTCTTTAGGTGTCTGGTCATCCATGCTGAACCCCCTACGCTGAGACTAGGATAGCGTCTTGTTGAGAATAATTTTGTAAATGTCGTCCACACGCGCTTCAAGGCGCGTGATTTGGTCTTTTACGGAATTGCCACCATTGGGGCGAAGCTCAGCCAAATAATGCTTGACCAGAAATTGAACGATGCCAGTAACACCGCCGAGCGCTGTAAAGGCTACGGCAATAACGGCAATCCAATCCCCGAGGCTCATGCCTTCTTTTTCCCGTTAGCGCCTGAAAGACCAGCAGCAACTACAGCTGAAAGAATAGATCTATAGTCCAACTCGAAATTAGTGGCTTGCCAGCAGACTAGAAATCCGGTAATTCCCATCATGATTTGCTTGCTGTCTAGTTTCATTTTTTTAGGCTCTCTACTTGGAAGGGTTTGCCGTCAGTATCGCCCGATGGTGTAAAGCTGATATGAATGTGATGCGCGTGTGGATTGCCTTTGTAGGTACGCCACTTCCAACCCATGCGAGAGCTAGCAATTTTCCCATGATGGATGATATAAGAAATACGTTTATCGCCAGCTTTAGCAGTCAAGCGAAGTTCCTCGGCTAAATCCCAGGATGCGTCTTTGTAACGCTTGGTCAAATCTGCGTCCACGTCAATGGCTCGAACCATGCCAGTTGCGTCAGGGTTATGATCTGACGGCCTCGCCTGGTGGCGTATATCGCCTATCCAGCCATCGCTTGATTTATCGCGCTTGGGATAAGTCGCGTTAATTTGCAAGCGTAGTTTTTGAGCAGCTTTAGAAAGCTTCGGGGTCGTAATCTTCCCACGTCGGGATGCGGTCATCGGCACAATTTCCAGTCAGTAAACTCACTTGCCGAGTTTCATGCCTTTAGGCAATGCTTCAGCATAATCCCATTTGACAATATATGGGCCATTTCCGTCCGAATCATCTTGTAAAAGAATGGAACCACCAGCGCCGAATTCTTCGGGTTTATCCAATAATTCTGGATACGCTTTAATTATTGTCTCGTATAAAGTCATTATGCTCCCAAATATGAGAATTGAATAATAGAACCTGTGGTGTTGCCTTTTACATCAAGTGCGCCACCTGAATTTTGCCACCCATAAACTTCCACATAATCACCTGCGGATAAACTTAAAACTACTGCGCTAGATAAAATACAATCTAAAGCAGAAGTTGCGTTAATTTGATTTGTATAACAATAAACGGAACCATTCAAATAAATGGCCCCACCTCTTTGACCAGTTGCGTTAGAACCATATTGTAAGGTTCCTGAAACCATCCATTTGCCACCTTTTCCGGTAGGAACGGTGAATCGAGAAGTATTCGATACTGTAGAGTGAATGGAATCGGTATCGTAATTTTCCAAATCCCAAGTTAAAGCCGTGTAAGTATTATTGTTAATTGATTGATTTCCAGATTTATAGACAGAACATCCAACAAAACTTGCAGCAGCTGGTGTAGCCCATTTTACTTTGTATGGTGAGACTGTTGTATCAGCTGTTAAAACTTGGCCTGTTGTTCCAATTGGTAAATTATCGAAAGTGCCTGAACCTGTTCACATAATAATATCGCCAGCAGCAGTAATTTCAGTTGCCATGCTATTGGTAATAGTTACTGTTCCAGAAGTACCCCCGCCAGAAATACCAGTTCCGGCTGTTACACCAGAAATATCACCGGCATCAGTTACCCAAGTAAAATCTAAATCCGTATTTGATGCTTTCGATAATACTTGACCAGTAGTTCCGCCTTTAAGATCTACAAATGAGGTATCAATAGAATTGCCTAAAGTGCGCATCGCAGCTGCGCCATCTTTAACCAGGTCAGTATCGTCTGGCGTTTCCCAGCCAAAGTTAGTCGTCGTTGCCATTCGTTCTCCTTTAGGCGACTATGGTCGCATCTTCCCATTCTAGCGTATTGTTAAGTGTGTTCCAGGTTTCTAATACACCCACGTCATTCCACTTCATGGCTCGTAGGCTAAAGGCCGTCGGGCTCACGAAAATGGAAAGGTTTAAGCTGTTATATCCAGCCCTAAAATTCCAGCCTTCGACAAATCCCTCAAATTGCCCCAGGTTCATATTGGCTGGCAAATTCGTCAGCTTGATAGGCATTCCCATAAAGATATTAATCAGGGCATCGCGGTCTGTGTCGTCAATGTTGGGATTTGTCAATGGGAAAGTAATGCTGCCAAGTTGGTTCTGTGGCCAAGCGCGCAAATCCATGTATTCCTGCGCTTGCGTTTCGGCATCGGCTTTATTCTTC